CCATTAGCTGCACCTTGTTCGAAGGTCCGCACTGGGCCGATCACATCGAAAAAGACGCGAGTGATTACATTTTTTCTCAGGCAGTTCCTTGCGCATTGCTGCCCCCGGTTCAGGCCGCAGCAAGACTACCAGCCATCACCAGATCTTGGAGGTCTGCTTTCGCCCTCTCAATACGAAAACCGAGCACCTGGTACAATTTCAAGACCTCGCCCTCTTCTCAATGTGAAACGAGGAATTATTCCGTGAGTTGAGATGCAGTTGCCGGAGAGAGATCAAGCCACTCATCCAGCTTGGACCAGCGCCGTCGACCGGCCACGTTTTTGACGGCGATGGCGACGGCCTTACGCTGGCCGACAATCACCACCAGACGCTTTCCGCGGGTGATCCCGGTATAGAGCAGGTTGCGCTGAAGCATGGCGTAGTGCTGCGTCAGGACCGGGATGACGACGGCGGGATATTCCGATCCTTGGCTTTTGTGGATCGTCGCGGCGTAAGCGAGCACCAGTGTGTCGAGTTCCCCGAACAGGTAGGTCACGGTCCGGCTGTCGAAATTGGCGGCCAATTCGCCCTCGGTCAGATCCACGCCTTCGACGTAGCCGATATCGCCGTTGTAGACCTCCTTGTCGTAGTCGTTCTCGATCTGCATGACCTTGTCGCCCGGCGCGAATGTCGAGCCGAAGCGTTCTACCTTGTTTTCGGCCGCTGGGTTCAGGGCTGCCTGAAGTTCGATGTTGAGTGAACGTGCACCGACACCTCCGCGGTTCATCGGGCAGAGAACCTGGATGTCCCGAATAGGATCCAGACCGAAGCGTCTGGGGATCCGGTTCTTGACCATGTCCAGGATGCGCTCGACGGCCTGATCGGGGTCTTCGGCCGGAACAAAATAGAAATCGCTCTCACCGTCTGGCTTGGTCATGTCCGGGATCTGGCCCTGGTTGATCCGATGGGCGCTGGTGATGATCTTGCTCTGGGCGGCTTGCCGGAACACCTCCGTCAGCCGCACGACCGGGATCGCATTTGAAGCGATGATGTCGGCCAGAACCTGCCCAGGGCCGACCGAGGGCAACTGGTCGATGTCTCCGACGATCAGGACCGCAGCATGATCTGGCACGGCCTTGAGCAGCGAATGCATCAGGGAAATGTCGACCATCGAACTTTCATCCACGACCAACAGATCGCACTCGAGCGGGCTTTCCTCGTTGCGCGTGAAACCGAACGTTTTCGGATCGATTTCCAGCATGCGGTGGATGGTCTTCGCCTCCATTCCGGTTGCCTCCTTCATCCGTTTGGCAGCCCGCCCGGTCGGGGCGCACAGCAATAGCGTGACCGCTTTCGCCGCCAGGATCTGAAGGATCGAGTTGACGATGGTGGTCTTGCCAACGCCGGGGCCGCCGGTGATCACCATGACCTTGGAGCGAAGCGCGAGGCGAATGGCCTCGGTTTGAGTCGGAGCGAGGGTCAGACCAGTCTTCTTCTCGATCCAGGGAAGCGCCTTGTCGGCATCAATCTCTGGCCAAGGACGCGGGCCCGCGACGAGATTACGAAACCGATCGGCGACGCCTTTCTCCGCATGGTAAAGCCCACTCAGGAAGATGCACGGGGTATCGGCCACGGTGTCGGCCGTCACGGTACCTTCGGTCAGTTCCAGGTCGATCGCGGTCTGGATCAGGTCGTCAGGCACCTCGAGCAGTTTGATGGAGAGCGGGATCAGCTCAGCAAGCGGCAAACCGCAGTGGCCGTTCCCCATAGCTTCGGTGAGGGCATAGGAAATCCCGGCGCGCACACGGATCATCGCGGTCTTCTCGATCCCGAGTTTCTCGGCAATCAGGTCCGCCGTTCGGAACCCGATGCCGCGAATGTCGCGCGCCAGGCGATAGGGATCCTCGCTCATCACCTGCACGGCGTCGACACCATAAGTCTTGAAGATGCGCACAGCACGAGCAGTTCCAACTCCGTGGCTGTGCAGAAAGACCATGATCTCGCGGATGACTTTCTGATCAGCCCAGGCGGATGTGATCTTGTCTGCGCGCTTCGGTCCGATGCCCTCGACCTCCCGCAAGCGCGCGGGCTCGGCCTCGATCAGGTCGAACACGTCCTTACCGAACATCTTGACCATCCGTTTGGCGTAGACCGGTCCGATGCCCCGGATCATGCCTGAGCCCAGATATTTCTCGATGCCATCGAGCGATGTCGGCGCGGAGGTTTTCAGAAACCGTGCGCGGAATTGCAGGCCGTGCGTACGATCATTGGCCCAGTCGCCTGACGCGGTCACCCATTCCCCGGCCGAAATCATCGCCGCATGACCGACCGTGGTGACGAGATCACGGTGGCCGCGTGCCTTGACCCGCAACACGCAAAAGCCGGATTCCTGGTTGTGGTAGGTCACGCGTTCGACGAGACCGGCAAGAACTTCAGTGGCGCTGTCGGTCTGCGGCTTCATGGGTTACGCGCGCTGTTTTGCCAGTCCCAGCGCATGTCGAAGGCGCCCGACCACATGTTGCGCCTGGCGCGTCGGGCGTCAGCCTCGTCACGCACATCTGTCACACTGTCCACGCCCATGATCGTTTGTGCCGGAACCGGCAGCGCGAAGAACGCAAGACAGAGAAGCAAGGGGCATCGCAGCAAGAAGGTATCCATATCTGATGTCAGGAAGTGGCGACCCACTCTACGTTGCTTTTGCCATCCCGATCTTCACAGGTCGAGACGCAAAGTTTAACGTACTGCCTGTCGGTCGAGCGACCGAGTAGAAACACGACATTTGATCGTATCATACTGACAAACAACAAGAAGTTATAGTTGACTTTCTAGCCCCCTTGACTCAAATTAATAACATGATTGAAGTGCGCTTGATGATACTGTCATCTGGCGCTTTTCCTTTTTGTGCGCCTTGTACCGCATCACATCTCCCGCCCATACCAGCGCACGCGCCCGACGATATTGACCTCTTCGGCGGTGCATTCATAGGGTGTGTAGCGGTCGTTGTCGGAGATGATGCGCACGCGCGGCGGGTCGCTCATCGGCACATGCTCCAGTCGCTTGGCGACCAAACCCATGCCATCGTGGAGCACGAACACCCCGGGCGGGATCGGGCTGCGCTGGTTCATGTCCACGAGGACGACATCGCCATCATTGAGGGTCGGCACCATGCTGTCACCCTGCACACCCATGACGCGCATCATTGATGGCGCGGCCTTCAGGCGGTCGCGGATCCATGCGCGACGGAAGTGGAAATCCCGCCCGATCCGGTCTTCATTCTCGACGATCGCGCCACCGCCCATCGAAGGGCGTGCTGCGGCGTACTGGATCGCGACGAAGTCGTTATGGTAGTCTTCGGTGATCGGATCACCGCCCTTGACCCCGCCCTTGCCGGAGAGGAGCCATTCCAGATCGACTTTCACCACGGCTGCGATCCGGGTGAGTCTGTCGAGATTGGGAACCTGCGAGCGCCCGCGCAGAATATCGTAGACGAACGAGCGGTTGACCCCTGCTTCCCGCGCCACGTCTGCCACGGACATGCCGAGCTGGCGTATCCGGGCGCGCAGGCGCTCATGCATTGGTACAGACATATCCACTCCTGCTGTTGATGCTTTGTGGAAAAAACAGGATTGAAGCAGGCTTGTCAATCTCATAGGAACATTACAAGAACACTTTGAGGAAAAGGAATCAGAAATGCGGTTTGAGCGCGATGCATTCGAACTGGGCGAACTGACGGATCGCTGGGGCATCGCCGGTGCCGATATCCGATATCTCGTGGCCAGCAACCGCATGCGCCTGTCGGTGCGTATCGTGGCGCAGCCCGCGATCTTGCACGCCACGGAATGGACGGCCGAGGGTGAGTCTTTCTGGATCCCGGTTGAGGAGAAGGTGTTTTCCGGTCTGGGTGATCTGACGCTGCGGGACGCGTTTCGCCTGGTACGCGATGGCGAGGGGCATGTGACGCATCTTTTCCTGCCCGAGGCGCAGATGCTGACGCTGAGCCGTGACGGCGGCATCTGTTTCTCGCATGTCGATCTGTTGGTCCGCCGTGACTGGGCTGAGGCACTCGAGCGTGAGATGCTTGGAGTTCCCCTCGCGCCGCCTGAAGCGTTCGATTTTCGGTTGTTTGTGTATGCTGAACGAGAGTTTTCATTCACGTTACCTCAGGCAAGGGCGCTCGAGTTCATGATGACGCAAACGCGCGCGGGCGCCCCGGATCAGCATTACAACGACATTCTGAATGCCGTCGGCTCGGCGTCACAGCGCCTGAGCAGCCTGTTCAGCCGTAAGCCCTGGTGGTCACAGCTGTTGCGCAAGACCGAGGGCCGCCGAGGCTGGTACCACCTCAATCCAGACTTCGTGATCTGGCTGCTCACGCGCCACCGAGACTGAACCAAACCTCAGCCCGCACCCGGCCCGCCCTCACGGCGGGCTTTTTGATTCCAGCCGTCGGCGTTAGCCACGGCGCCGGTATGTCTGCACTTGGTATGCATCCGGTCTGCACTCGTATGCGCTTGTCTGCACCGACATCGGGGCGGACGGTTTCACAAGGCAAATCAGCCCCTTAAGAAAATATAGAATGCATCCCACTTGTGGGACGAACGCATACCGGGAATTTGGCAAAACATCTCCATGACACGAAAGGAGAGACACATGGCCGATGAGTTCCTGAACCAGGTTCACCTCGCACGAAGATGGCATATCAGCCCGCGCACGCTGGAGCGTTGGCGCTGGACAGGTGAAGGGCCTGCTTACATCAAGATTGGTGGCCGCGTGATCTACCGGCTCGACGACGTCGAGACCCATGAGCGCGAACGTCGCTGCGAAAGCACCGTGCAAAGCACGGCGCTGCGGGTGGCGCGATGACCATGGTGCGTTTCACTCCGGGCCGACAGGCTGAAGCCACGCGTGGCAAAAACAGTGGCACTGAAATCACCGACATCGACCTCTATGCCTGGATTGCGCAGGCCGAGGCCGGTGATGCCCTGATCTATCACCGCGGCTTCCTCGTGGTTGATGCGGACAAGTCGGTCTCGACGTTCCCGACAGAGCGGCGCCTTGCCCTGCGCTGCGTGGCAGATGCCGCATTTCGGGCCGCCGCACAGGGCCTCGTGCACCTGGTGCAGGAGCGATTGGACACAGAGCTGTTCGCCTACTTCGCCATCGCCCGCCCCAAGCCAAAAGCCGCCCCTGCATCGCTGTCGGCACTCCTGCTCACCGAGCAGGCGGCGTGAGGCTCCCATTCAAATCCAACTCGCAAATCAAGGAGGCACAATAATGCCATTTCCCGAAAACACCCCGAGCGTGGATGACATGCTCAACATGCCGACCGGTGAGCTGGCGCAGATGCCGGTGGACCTGCTCGCCAGCTTGCAGGTCGAACTGGCCCATGCCGCCAAGCAGCTGAAATCCGCGACGGCGCGCTTCAGCGCTGCCCTCGAGGTGCGCTACGCCGCCCGCGCCGCGGAAGCGCGCAGGGCCTGCGGCAAAGACACCGGCACGGTGCGCTTGGCCGATGGCGATTACACGATCGTGGCCGATCTGCCGAAACGCGTCGACTGGGACCAGGACAAGCTCGCGGCGATGGTCGCGCGCATCCGCGCCGCTGATGACGATCCCGCGCAGTATGTCGACATCGCCATCAAAGTGCCCGAGCGCAAATACACCGCATGGCCCGACGCCATCCGTGAGGGGTTTGAACCCGCGCGCACCGTCCGGCCCGGCACACTGAAAGTCGAGATCGTCCCGCAGGAGCGCGATCAATGACAGCGCTCGCCCCCATTCACGCCCCCGGCCAGAACCTGCCTGGCCTCATCGAACGCGCCGTGAGCATGTTGGCAGGCGCGAAAACCGCCGCCGAGGTTCTGGAGGCACGCGAAGCCGCAGGGCTTGCCTATGACACTGCCAAGCGCGCGGCCCGCCTGAGCCGTGCCAAGGCGGCACATGATGATCTGATCGCCGCTGCGCATCGTGCACAGGCTGATGCGCTCGAAATCGAGGCTGCTGCCAAGCGCCGTCTGGCTGATGAATACGATGCCGCACAGGAACGCGGCGATGTCGGCCAACAAGGCGCGAGGACTGACCTCGTTCGCGATGTGAACGAAGTTGTCCCAAGCGCTGCCGCCTTAGGTCTGAAGCGGCGCGAGATCCATGAAGCCCGCCAGTTGCGCGATGCGGAAGAAGCCGATCCTGGCATTGTGCGCCGCACGCTCGACGAAAAACTCCAGCGCGGGGAAGAACCCACGCGGTCTGCGGTCCGCCGCGCAGCAGAGGATCGGCTGCAACGCTCACTCGATCGGCTGGAGCGCATTCAGAAAAGCGTCCAGCGCCTCGAAGAAGATCGCCCGCCACCGCTGACGCCCGAGATGCGGGCGCATCAGATCGCGGTGTTCGGGACGCAAGAGGATCGGGCGATCTGCGGTCGGATCGAAGAGATCATCGAGCGTATCGATGAACAGCCGCCCCCTGCGGAGGCGGTCCGCCGCATTCCGCCAGCTTCGCGCCACGCCGTCGAGACCGCGCCCATGCGACGCGCAGCGGCTTGGCTCACTGACTTCACCACCCTTTACGAACAGGAGGTCCAGAATGGGACATATGCGACTGAATGATGTTGTCGCCGAGATTATCGGCGACGTGATGGCAGGCCAAGCGGTCAACAAGCGCCAGGCAGCTGTCATGCGTTGGGACGATATCGATGCAGATGGTCAGTATCTGGCTGGCATCGATGGCGTTGTTACGCGGATCGATCAGCGTGCGCGCAGCCTGAAGCTCAGAGCCGAAAAATCCTCCGCAGCGCCAGAACAGTCCGAGTTGCCGTTTGCGTTGCCGGTGGCTGTTGCCATGGATCTCGAAGGATCGACGCTGGTGTCGACACGCCAACTTATGCGTGCCGAATTTGCGCGGGCGATCGAGATACGCCACCTTCAAATCGCTCATGACAGTGCTGCGTTGCGCGAATGGCGCGAGGCGTTGCGTCAGGCAGATCAGTTTTGGGCCGCAAACCCAAAGTGGCGCTTTGGCGACTGTCTCGATGCGATCCTCGCACAAAGCGCGCGTTCCACCGTCAAGCAGGGGGATGCGCAATGAGAGTGGTGGTCCCCAAACCCCAAGAACAGACGGACCATCCCGAGAGTGCTGCGAGAGCCGCGCTGCGCGAGATGGTGATGGACGCCGCTCTGCGTGGCTTGCGTCGGAAGCGTTCCGCCAGTCGGCGCAATCCTCTCTATGTGCCGCCGACACCTGAGCAGGCGGCCTGGCAGCACGTCACGGGCACGTTCCGGGCCTTTGCCGATTGGGCATCGGAAGAAAACTTGACCCTTGCCCGGCACGGCAGGCGTCAAGCGCAAGAAGCTGCGTTTCACGAGCTTGACGCCCGCGCGATCGCCGAAGGCGCGGCGGCATTTCAAAACATCAAGGAGTGGTTCGATGTTGAATAACAGGTTTCCAGCCATGACCTCCGACGATCCGCATAGGCCGTCTGGCGCGGCAGGAGGTGCTGGCATGACCGCGGCGCTTCCCATCATCACCGCCGACCAGCGCATGGCCGAACATCGCGGCATCAAGGGTGTGATCTTCGGCCCGTCCGGGATCGGCAAGACCTCTCTGCTCTGGACGCTGTTGAACTCGACCACGCTGTTTTTCGACCTCGAGGCTGGCGATCTTGCGATCGAGGGGTTGGCCATCGACGCCATCCGCCCGCGGACCTGGACGGAATGCAGGGATTTCGCCGTGTTCATCGGTGGACCCAACCCGGCGCTGCGCGCCGATCAGCCCTACAGCCGAGCGCACTTCGAGGCGGTCTGCGCCAAATACGGCGACCCCGCAGTTCTGGCCAAATACGACACAGTGTTCATCGACTCGATAACCGTGGCGGGACGGCTCTGCTTTGGCTGGTGCAAGGGTCAGCCCGAGGCGCTGTCCGAGAAGACCGGCAAACCGGATGTGCGCGGGGCCTACGGCTTGCATGGCCGCGAAATGATCGCGTGGCTCACGCATTTGCAGCACACGCGCGGCAAGAACGTCTGGTTCGTCGGTATCCTCGATCAGAAGCTCGACGATTTCAATCGCAAGATCTTCGTGCCGCAGATCGACGGCTCCAAGACCGGGCTCGAGCTGCCGGGCATCGTCGATCAGGTCATCACCATGACCGACATTGCAGGCGGGGACGGAGCGCCCCAGCGCGGGTTTGTCTGTCACACGCTCAATCCCTGGGGCTTCCCCGCCAAGGATCGGTCCGGGCGCCTTGCGATGGTCGAACCCCCTCATCTTGGACATCTGATGGACAAGATCCGCGGCCCGCTCATCCCCGCAGAGCGCCGCCTGACTTACCGGGCCCCGGAACTGCCGCCACCCCCGGCACCGCAGGCCAACACCCCCTCCAACGACACCACCAACTGAAAGGACTTTCCCAATGTCTCTCTGGAACGACTTCAACGATGCACATTCCAACAGCGATGTGATTCCGAAGGGCACGCTGGCCAAGGTGCGCCTGACGATCCGCCCCGGCGGTTTTGACGATCCGTCACAGGGTTGGACCGGCGGTTATGCCAAACGCGGTGCCACCGGGGCGGTCTATCTCGACGCCGAATACACCGTGCTTGAGGGGCCCTATGCCCGGCGCAAGATCTGGTCCCTGATCGGGCTTTACAGCCCGAAGGGTCCGGATTGGGGCAACGCCGGGCGCGGCCTGATCAAGGGCATCCTGAACTCGGCGCGTGGCATTGCCGATAAGGACAACTCGGCACAGGCACAGGCGAAACGCCGGATCAGCGGGTTTGCCGATCTGGACGGGATCGAGTTCATCGCCAGGATGGACATCGGGTCCGACACCAATGGTGAGGACAAGAACGAGGTCCGCAGCGCCGTCACGCCCAGCCACCGCGATTACGCCCAACTGATGGGGCACGGTGGCGCAGCCCCGATACAGGGATACAGCCAGCCCCCGGCGACCAGTGCACCCCAGCAAGGCCATGTCGGCCCGGCTCAGGGCCATACCGCGCCCGCGCCGCAACCTCAGGCACCGCAAACCGCTGCGGCCCCCGGTTTTTCCGGGCGTCCCAGCTGGGCAGAGTGAGGGCCTGAACCATGCGCCTTCGTCCCCGTCAGAAAACCTTCGTCGAGCGCAGCCTTGCTGCGCTTGGCACCCACGGCAACACGCTGGGCATCGCGCCGACCGGCGCAGGAAAAACGATCATGCTGTCGGCGGTCACCGGTGAGGTGATCGGCGACAGCGCCGCCAAGGCCTGCGTGCTGGCTCACCGCGACGAGCTGACCGACCAGAACCGCGGCAAATTTGGCCGGGTCAATCCGGACCTGACTACGTCAGTGGTCGATGCCAGCGCCAAGTCGTGGGCAGGTCAGGTGACCTTCGCCATGGTTCCGACGCTGGCCCGGATCGGCAATCTCTCGGCCATGCCGCAGCTTGATCTGCTGGTGATTGATGAGGCGCATCACGCGGTGGCGGCCAGCTATCGCCGCATCATCGACCATGTCCGCGATGCCAACCCCGATGCCCGTGTTTTCGGGGTCACCGCCACACCGAACCGGGGTGATAAAAAGGGTCTGCGGGAAGTATTCGACAATGTCGCCGACCAGGTGCGTCTGGGCGAGTTGATCGCCTCGGGCCATCTGGTCCCGCCGCGCACCTTCGTCATCGATGTTGGCGTGCAGGACAAGCTGCGCGCAGTGCGCAAGTCGCTGGCGGATTTCGACATGGCTGAGGTCGCGTCGATCATGGACCGCGCGCCGGTTACCGACGAGGTCATCCGGCACTGGAAGGAGAAAGCGGGTGATCGCCAAACCGTGGCGTTCTGTTCCACCGTCGCCCACGCCGCCCATGTTACGGAGGCCTTCAACGCCGCAGATGTGCCAGCCGGGCTGATTCACGGCAATATGCCGAGTGAAGCGCGCCGCCAGATCCTCGCTGCCTATACCGCCGGGGATACTCGCATCATCGTCAACGTGGCAGTGCTGACCGAGGGCTGGGATCACCCGCCGACCTCCTGCGTCGTGCTGTTGCGGCCCAGTTCCTACAAATCCACCATGATCCAGATGGTCGGGCGCGGGCTGCGCACCATCGATCCCGAGGAACATCCCGGCGTCATCAAGACCGACTGTGTCGTGCTGGATTTCGGCACGTCGAGCCTGATCCACGGCACGCTGGAGCAGGATGTCGATATCGATGGCAAGACCGAGACTGGCGAGGCCCCAACCAAGGTGTGCCCGGGTTGCGGGGCCGACATTCCACTGGCCTGCTTTGAATGTCCGCTTTGCGGCGAGGTTTTTGGAGCTGATGAGGACGGCGGGGCCGAGGTGGTTGGTCGTGCCGAGTTGAGCGGCTTCATCATGACGGAGATCGACCTGCTGAAGCGCTCCAGCTTTGCCTGGATCGACCTGTTTGGGGCCGATGATGCGCTGATGGCCAACGGGTTCAACGCCTGGGGCGGCATCTTCTTTCTGGAGGGTCGCTGGCATGCGGTCGGTGGCGCAAAGGGCCAAAACCCCCGCCTGCTGGGCATCGGCGAGCGAAGCGTCTGTCTCGCGCAAGCCGATGATTGGCTGAACGAGGTCGAGACTGATGAAAGCGCCTTCAAGACGCGCGGCTGGCTGAACCAGGCCGCCACGGAAAAGCAGCTGCAATATCTGCCGCCCGCCTATCGGCAGGATTACGGCCTGACCCGCTATCACGCCTCCGCGCTGATGACCTTCACTTTCAACAAGCGGGCGATCCGTCACCTGGTGATGACCGCCGCCCCCGAACAGCGGCGGGCCGCATGAGCCATGTCGCGCAAATCCCGCCCCCGGCCGCAAAGGCTCCGGATCGCTCGGGCCCTGATTGCAATTGGCATCCGCGTTTCATGCCCTGTGCCGTTTGCCTGCGCCCCGCGAGCGGCTTCGGCTTCTTCAACCCCCACACCCCGCGCCCGCGCGAACATCGCTGGTTCTGCTCGATGCCCTGCCAGGGGTTCTTCGCCATGCGCTTCAAAAGAGGACTGAACATGATTGGAACAACCAACGAAGAACGCCTCGCCATCGCGCTGGTGATGAAGCGCCTTGGCCAGACCATGGACCAGATCGGCTGGTGCAAGCGCCTGTGCGATCTGAACGAGACCGAGGTAACCGCGCTGATCGAGGAGGTGCTGGAAGGCTACGGCGCCGAGATGTCGCGCATCGCGAAATCCCAGGAGGCGCCCTTCTGATGAAGATTTGCACGAAGTGCGGGCTCGAAAAGGATGGCTTTGAGTTCGGCCTCCGGCGTCGCAGCCCTGATGGACTACAGGCCTGGTGCCGGGATTGCCGTCGAGAATACCAGCGGGCCTATGCCCAGAACTTCCGGAATCCGGAGCGCCATCGCGAGGCGCAGCGCCGTTACGTTCTTCGAAATGCTGAGAAAAACCGCGCGCATGGCATTGTGCGAAAAGCGGTTCAGTCAGCGCGGATGATCGTGCCGACATGGTGTCAGCGATGCGGCTGCGTCACTGACCTTGAAGCCCACCATCACGACTACAGCAAACCGCTCGCTGTCGAATGGCTTTGTTCGATCTGCCACGGCCTCGTTCATCGCTCTTTCCCTGGAGGCAATCATGCTGGACTGTAATTCCCGTCCCAAGTTCGCCGAGAAGGTGAATGCCGCTGTCGATGCGACGCTCACCGCTGACAATGCTGCACGCCCCTCGCGCGATTATCTCGGCGGCTCGCGCCTTGGCCACGCTTGCGAACGGGCCTTGCAGTTCGAGTTCACCCACGCACCGAAGGACGATGGGCAGGACTTCTCAGGTCAACTGCTGCGCATCTTCGCCATCGGCCATGCGCTCGAGGATTTGGCAGTGGCCTGGCTGCGCGGCGCGGGGTTCGTGCTCTACACGCAGAAAGGCAACCGTCCAGACGGCGGCCAGTTCGGCTTCACTGTCGCTGGCGGGCGCATCCGCGGCCATGTCGACGGGATCATCGCCGCAGGGCCGGATGGTCTCGGGCTGGCCATTCCCGCGCTCTGGGAATGCAAGACGATGAATGCCAAGAACTGGCGCGCCTGCGTCAAGGACGGCGTGACCCAATCAAAGCCGGTCTATGCCGCCCAGATCGCTGTCTATCAGGCGTACATGGAGGC